TCACCCGGAAGGAAGACGGTTCGCTTGGTATTGGCTGGACCTACGACGGACACTATGGTATCGCTACACGCGGTTCTTTCGCATCCGAGCAGGCCGTCCACGCTACCACCACCAAGCTTGATGACACGGTTCGTCAAGCAATCGATCTGAACACTTCCAAGGGCCGGACCATCATCTACGAGATCGTCTACCCCGGCAACCGAATTGTCCTAGACTATGGTGACCGTGATGAACTTATTCCTTTGGGAGAAGTTGACAACGAGTCCGGCCTCATTGTTGGACGCTTCATGCGTGGTGTTGCTCGTCTTCGGGCTACGCTTGCGGAAGTCCTTGCTCTACAGATTCCCGCAGACGAGGAAGGTTACGTGCTGGATATCTTGGAGGATGGTGTGACAGGTCACATCAAGCTCAAGGGTGAAGAGTACAGGATTCTCCATGGCCTGCTGACGAACACGAACGCTCGCCGGATTTGGGTCCAGTTGGCCGCACGTGACTGCCATAAATTCATCGAGCGCCCGGAGGACTGGGCTTATAAGCTTGGTCACGACCCTGCTGACTTCGAACGAGTTGACGTAACAAAGGAAATTTCCGAAACACTATTGTCAAATGTGCCTGATGAGTTCTATGATTGGGTTACGAAACAAATTGATTCCATCACTGATGAGGTTTGTGATCTAATCATCCAGTCAACCACATTGGCTGCACAGATAAGCCTCATCGGAGACAAGAGGACTCGATATGAAGCTGTAAGGAGTCATCCAATGTGTAAGGAAATCCTCAATTTTGCAGAAGGGAAGGATGAAGCTACACTGGTTACGAAAGCATGGAAGCTGGCTAAACCTACCGGTGACGAGACGCCGTTCAAGACGAAAGAGGACTGAAAGAAGATGACGAAAGAAATCAAACTTATGCGAGGCCTTCCGGCTTCGGGTAAGTCAACCATTGCCCATGCATGGGTAGCGGAAGATCCAGATTGGAGGGTCCGCATCAACCGGGACGATCTACGTTTCTCCTTTTACGGAAAATTCTGGGGACTGTCCGTCATGCAGGAGCAGCACATCACTCTGCAAGAGGAGGCCATGGCGTCTGCGGCAATTAATGCTGGACTCTCAGTTGTAGTGGATGCCACGCACCTGAAGGCCGCTTACGTGAAGCGTTGGTATGATGTTGGGAACAAACTTGGCGTTCCGGTTCATGTCCATGATGTTGACACTGACGTTGAAGAGTGTGTCCGGCGTGACGCCCTCAGGGAGAAATCTGTCGGAGAAGAGGTCATCCGTGACTTCTACACGCGTTTCTATGTCAAGGGCAAGCTTCCCAAACTTCCTCCGAACACACCTTCGGTTCTGGCTGGAAGGGCATATGTTCGGAATCCTGACTTGCCTAAAGCAGTTTGGGTGGACATCGATGGGACTTTGGCTAATCGCGTCCATGATCTGGCACCACAACCCGTCCGTGGACCATTCGATGAGGCCCGAGTGGGTGAAGATGCCGTTATTGGGCACATTGCCGATCTAGTACGGCTGCTTCACAAGGCAGGGTACAAGATTGTCATAATGTCCGGTAGAACGGATGCATGTCAGTTCGAGACGGAGCAATGGCTGATCAACAACAACATCCCTTACGATGACATCTTCATGCGTCCCTTCGGTGACAACCGCAAGGACAGCATCATCAAGGAAGAGTTGTTCTGGAAGTACGTTGCTCCAAAGTACGACATCGAGTTCGCTCTGGACGACCGCCAACAGGTCGTGGATCACACCAGAGAAGTCCTAAAGATTCCGGTTCTGCAAGTCCAGCCCGGAAATTTTTAGTAAAGTTTAGAACAAGATTGACGCAAGAGCAGGTTGTGGTGTAAATTAATGTCACAACCTGCTTTTGCAGTATAATTATAAGATCTAGAGAAGGGGATTTAGAATGCGTGATTTATCAACTCTTGCCAAGTCGGAACTGCCTGAAGGAGATCACAAGAACTCCGTCCTTGACGCCCGATACCGCTGCGACAAATGCGGCGCACAGGCCTATGTCAGGACGACGCTTAACTCTGGAAATGATCTCTACTGGTGCGGACACCACGCCGACGCCTACGAACTAGCTCTTCTCCCCTACGTCAAGGACTGGTACAGCGAGCGGAACCGCCTCATCGAAGACCGCAAGAAAGGCTCAGAAAATTAAAGTAATCGAGTGGGAAGTCGAGAATGTCGAGGCTTATCTGGTAGGTGGCGCAGTCCGTGAGATCATTCGAGGATATCCTGAGAAAGTTAAGGACTGGGATTTCGCAGTCGTAGCCAAATCTTATGAAGAAATGCGTTTCTGGCTGAAGATCAATGGATTCGAAATCTTCCTTGAAACTCCGCAGTACTTCACGATCCGAGCACGTGCCCCCAAAGACAAATTTGTCTTCGCCAACATCGACATGACCGGCAAGACATTTGACTTCACCCTCTGCCGAACAGAAGGTGACTACTCTGATGGCCGTCGTCCCGATGAGGTCAAGCCCGGAACACTTCAGGATGATTTGTCCAGACGAGACTTCACCATGAACGCAATGGCGCTGGATTCCGCTGGAGAGCTTATCGATCCCTTCGGTGGAGAGAATGACATCAGATGGAAGGAAATCAGTTGTGTAGGCAGCACAGAGCGTCTGAGGGAGGATGCTCTTCGAATGCTCCGTGCCATCCGGTTTGCACTCCAGCTTGACTTTGAATTTGACGATGATGTGTGGGCTTTCCTGTACTGGGATTCCAACGCAGATCTGTTGAAGAACGTGGACGAGAACCGAATCCGGGATGAACTCACCAAGTGTTTCAAGATTGACACGATGAGGACTTTGAGTATTCTGTACGATCTTCGATCCATCCGGAAATACATCTTCGAGAACACGGACATCTGGCTCCTGCCCACAGTCAAGGGCAAGTAGTTGTCAACGTTTGGTAAAGAATGGTAGAATAGAGTGGTAAGTCCTCATTAGAGGTAACTACCATAGAAGTGAATAAACATGACACATACTGTAGTCTTGGACACCAGCGTTCTCATCTCATCCGGAAAGAATGCGCTGCATTCCTTCAATTCCAGCGATGTAATTATTCCGCTGGTGGTAGTAAGGGAACTTGAATCCAAGAGGAGTGATCCGGAATTGGGTCTCGCTGTCCGATCTGTCCTGAGAACCCTTGATGATCTGGGGACCGATGGAGACCTCAAGAAAGGTGTCCCTTTGGGGGAGGGCTACGGTATGTTGCGTGTCGAAGTTAATCACGTCAACGGAGTCCCGGAAGAGCTTTCCGGGCAGATTACCAACGATGTCAGAATCATTACGGTAGCATACAATCTTGCCAAGGAACTTGATTCGGTAACTCTGGTATCCAATGACTTCTCTTTGAAGATCCTTGCCTCCGTCGTGGGACTGAACACCAGCAGCATTTCGTCATCTACGGATGAAATCGACGAATACATTCATAGTGTAAAGACTATTGAGGTTTCTCCTTCGATCATCGATGAAATCTACGAAAAGGGTCATGTCAAGCTCCTTGACAAGCTTCCGCTGAACACCGGAGTCATGCTCACAGCGCACACCGGATCTGCGCTTGCTGTTGCCAAGCCGGATTACTCTTTTGAACTGATCAAGGGTGACCTACAGGTTGGCTCCTATAAGGGCCGCAGCAGGGAACAGAAGATCGCTGTCCATCACCTGATGGACTCCAACATCGGTGTGGTGTCCCTGTCCGGTACTGCCGGATCGGGTAAGTCTTTCTGGATGCTCAACGCAGCCTTGAACCTTGTACGGGATTCCCGTACACCGTATGAGAAGATTGTCATCTTCCGCCCGGTCAACCCTGTGGGAGGGCAGCATCAGGACCTCGGATTCCTTCCCGGAACTCTCGATGAAAAGCTGGCTCCGCACATTCAGGCAGTTTATGATACCTTGGGAACCATCGTAGGCTCCGCTGAGGTAGAGCGCATCAAGAGAAGCGGTCTGATTGAATTCTCCTCCATCTCACATGTCCGTGGACGTACACTGGCTAACTGCATTGTAATCTGCGACGAGCTTCAGAATGTCGAAGCAACAACCATCCTGACACTGATCTCCCGTCTCGGAGTAAACGCCCGAGTATTCATCGGCTGGGACACCGCCCAGAGGGACGCCCAGTACATCGGTAAGTATGACGGAATCTACAAGGTAGTGAAGAAGCTCTACGGCCACAAGCTGTTCGCCCACGTCAATTTCAGGAAGTCCGAGAGAAGCGCCATCTCCGAAATGGTGTCTGGCCTCCTAGACGAGGTATAGAGTACTGAGAAAGCTCCGGCCCATGCTGGAGCTTTCTTAGTTTATGGTAGAATTGGATAGACTATCTTCTACCCAAAATGAGGGATTCCTGTGCCCAATCCGCCAAACCTAAATTATTGCAAGATTACTGGCAACTTCAAGGCCTTCATTGCTGACAATGCGGATTCTGACGACCTTCCGGACTTCGTTCCAATGTCCGGAAGCGGACAGATCTGGCCCAATGTCACCATGGCAAAGAACACACAGGTCGGGTACAAGAGTACCTATTTCAACTCCCCGATCTCTGTCACCGTTGACCTTGACGGGGATTTGTCACAGGGTGGGCGCAAATATGTTATGGTGCTTGCCGAGTCCGAAGTACTGAACCCGGAGTCATTCAACTACTCGATCCTGCTTAATCTTGCAGCGGACGGTGAATCAAATTTCCGCACTTACGGGCCATTTGCCTTTGACGTGATTCCGGGCGGAGAAGTTGACCTTACCGATGTCATTCCCGTCTCCATCAACGCCGGTACCCCCATCACTCAAGGTCCTCGCGGAGAACCCGGAGACCTTGTAGGCGTAACCTCCGGATCGTGGACCGGTGCTGTGACGGTAACCGGCTACCCACAGACTTACCTTGCGACCCTAACAGGCAACGTAACGTCCCTGACGCTACCCACAAGCCCTATTGCGCTCCAGTCCGGTACAATCACCCTCGTCCTTACTCAGGACGCCACAGGGGGCCGTACAATCGCTTGGCCTGCCCCGATTCTCTGGCCTGATGGAATTGAACCTCAACCAGCAGCAGGACCAAACACTATCTCTGTTTTCCACTTGATGTGGACGGGAACCGCGTGGCTGGGCATGCTGGGAGGAAAGTCATTTGCGTAGATCACAATTTGATTCCGGCTCACAGCCGGTTAGAAACCTGTGCCAGAATCCTCGTTATGAGGTTACCGGAGTAGCGCAAGTGGTGCGTACGAATCTATATACAAACCCTGCCTTTGCTGACACCAGTGGAACAACCAACGTACGAACCAATCTGCTGACAAACCCTAACCTTGAAACTGTCGGCACCACAAACATTACCATGCGTACGAACCTTGCCACAAACCCTGCAATGGTTGCAACGTCCGGCCTCATCGCTGCAAGGACAAATCTCAACATTAACCCTCGCGGCGTCAATTCCTTTACAGAGTATAGCTCGGTAGTTAATCAGACCATCACCCCCAACGTAACCATTTCAGATCATCCTGAAGGGTTTACAACGGCAAACAGGGTGACGTACACTACAGGATCTAACTGCGGAGTTATGCTCCTGACCCCAACTGAATCCGGAGTCACTTATCACGTTCAGGCGTGGGTTTATCATGAAACTCTGCCCACTGGAGGCACCCAAAATTTTGCCCAAGCAGGAGTCCAAGCTTCCCCTGCCTTCTCCTTTGTGCAGGGGGTCTGGAAGAAGTTTACTTGGACATACACTACATCCGGAACCGCTGGCATCGGATTCAGAGTAAGTGGACAGTCAGCAGGAGGATCATTCCTCATTACTGGAGTCTCCGTGGTGAAGTCTCTAACGGCGGTCCCGTACTTTGACGCGCTCACAACCACGACGAACCGCGCCCTTAACCCATCCATGGAAGCGGCTGGAAGTACTACAACGGTTCGCACTAACTACTGCCCAAACCCTCGACCAACCAGCACTACGGGATTTGCAAGTGCTGCACCCTCGCACACCACTTTCTCCAATGGAATACCGGCGCACCAGTCTTCCGCCAACGGAGCAACAACCCCGTATATCTTTTCTCCGAGATGTACTATAGCTGTCACTTCGGGGGAAGTTTTTACTCTATCAGCCCTTGTGGAGTTTTCTTCGGACATCAAGGCTGTAGATATCCGTGCCCATAGACGCTCCAATAATGAATACTTCTCTTCGGGGCAGACGATTTCTCATGACCCGACCGGGCTTGGCGTACACAGGGTTTCTGTTGTCTTCACTGCCCCGTCCAACATCGCCATTGATGACTTGGACTTCTCCATCGTCTACTATGCAGCAGGGCGTACCGTCCCCGCAAGTGGGCAGTGGGCAAGGATGGGTGAAATCCTCATCGAAAAGGTAGGCGTCCTGATGCCTTACTTTGACGGCTCCACAGTACGAACCAACCTTGCCCAAAACCCGTCAGTGGAAGTGAACTCCAACGGCTGGAATAACAATGACGGAACCAGATACACTAACGCAAGGAGCACTACCCTTCCGCTGACTGGAACAGCATCGTACATGGTTACGAGAAACGCTGCAAGCCTTGACTCGGGATCATCGTCTCTCTGGGTGAACGGAACTTCCAGCACCCTGACTGCATTGAAAGTTGCACCGGGGGACACTCTCTCCTTTTCCGTTGACGTGAAGGTGGAAAACACTAACCGTAAAATAACAACCTATGCAGCGTTTAGAAACGCAGCGGGTACAGTACTTTTGAACACTCCGAGCATCGTAACAAACCTTACCAACGGTGTAGTTACACGAGTCTCGGACATCGTAACCGCTCCCGCAAACACAGACAGTGTTATCTGGGTTCTGATGACTCAGACTCAGGATGGGTCGAACGCTGTGACGGGAGAACGTACATGGTATGATAGTCTTCTCATTGAGAAGTCCGCCGTCCTTTTGCCGTTCATTGAGACAACTTCATCGACCATTGGTGACTTCACATACTCTTGGACGGGAACTGCTGACTCCTCTGCGAGCATTCAGCAAGCTGCTACTGTTGATTCTTGGACTAATAGATGGTACGGCTCAACAGGCGGTGCCGGTGTAGCTTGGAGGTCATCCGGCACCGGAATGAACGGGGGTATGTCCTTCCGTAAGCTTTGGACCAAAGCCAACACAGGTACCGCCCAAGACACCGGAATTAACGTTATTGGAAACGTAGTTGAGGGGGCTACGTATACAGCATCAATTTATCAGAAATCGTCTGTAGACCAGTATATAACTCCGTACATCCAATGGCTGGACAGCGGAGGAGCTACACTTAGTGAGACAGCAAAAACAGCGAGCACATTTACTCCTGCCAATGTTTGGACTAGAGGCAGTGTAACGGCTACTGCCCCTGCTGGTGCTGTCTCTGCGAGGTTCGTATTCGGTCCTTGGGCCAATGCCACGGCAATGCCTGCCGGTGCAACTGTAGATTATGACTGGGCCATGGTTGAGGAAGCATCCGTCCTGAGGCAGTATCAGGACGGTACTGCTGCCGCGCCCGGAGACCATACCTATGCTTGGACAGGAACCGCTCACGCGAGCACAAGCCAACAAAGGATGCCTGCACTGGTTATCAAAGCTCCGCTGAACGCGGCTGTCGGGCAATCGACTGAATGGGCTGCTTCCGGTACCCAGTCCATGAGGGTGGTTGCCACCGGAAACAGTAAAGACTCCGCTGCCGCGATCCCCTTGACTATGGTCACTGGAAAGACGTACACTATCACTGCTACTTGTCGCCTAGAGGCTGCTCAGGCAGGTACTCCGGATGTCCGTGCCCGTAGGATTCAAATCTACCACTCCAACACATCAGCAAACAGTGCCTCCGCACCGAATGCTGCCGGAACAACCACGCTGTCTGTGACCTTTACCGTTACTGACGACACCCAATACCAAGATGTCAGGCTCTACAATGGTGCCAGTGCCGGTGAAGGTGATGTGTGGTGGGATAACATACTCATTGAAGAGACTGACGTAAGCAAGCCCTACTTCGATGGAAGTTCGACTCCTGCACAGGACATGACCCATGCGTGGTCGGGAACGGCAAATGCCTCTACGTCCCTCATGCGTGTAAATCTTCCGGCAGGTATGTCCAACTCCGGTAACCGCTTCGGAATCCACTCTACCGAGTGGGCTGCACGTGGAACTAAGTCCATTAAGGTCACCCATTCTTTTGCATCTTCGGCAACCAATAACGATCAGTTCGTTGAGCTTCAGAATATGATCAGTGGCGGACTACAGGCCAACAAGACTTACACCATTTCTGGAACCTGTAGAACAGCAGCCACCCTGACTGGAACGCTGAGTTCCAGCGCCATGAAGTTCCTGCTTACGGTTAACAGCGTCAACATCCCTATCACCTACAGTAAAACAAAGGCTAACACTCCGGGTGCTTCTCGTGTTGTCGGAACGTTTACTACAGGTGCGGACACCAATATTAGCTTCTTCAGGGTGATGGGTGGAGCATCTTACGGGAACGGCGATGTGTGGTGGGATGAACTGGTCCTCGAAGAAGGCATCACAGACGGAAGCTTCTTCGACGGATCAGGTTCGGCAAATACCAACCTGCTGTCCAATCCCGGATTCGAGACGGATACGACCGGATGGGGAGGGGCTGGAGCGCCTGTTGGAACCATTTCTAGGGTAACGACCGAAAAGTACGTTGGAACAGCGTCCCTCAGGGTTGATTGCTCCGGTGCCGCAGCCAATCAGGGAACTTTCATCAACGCCAGCAGGCCCGCACTTGTAAGTGGAATGACCTATACTGCGTCGGTATGGATCAAGGGTGAAGCCGGAAAGAGGATACATCTAGAGATCCGAGAACTTACGTCAGCGTTTGGACTTATCGCGTCCACTTCCTCCTCAATCATTACAGCCACCGGCTCATGGGAGAGAATTTCTGTCTCCCGACAGACGACAACCGGCGTCTGGGGTGATATGGTTGTCCGAAATACTGATGCAGTAGCCCATACCTTCTATGTCGATGCTGCCATGTTCGAGCAGTCCACTTCCGCATCTATTGACTGGTATGCAGGGACAGGAGATTTCACCTACGGATGGACGGGAACAGCAGATGCCAGCACTAGCTTCCAGAGAGGCGTTGTCCCTGTCTCCGTTACAGCAGGTAACATTTACCGTTATGTGTCAACGGTGTGGTCCGTGTCCGGGAACTCTCTTCGAATTACGCCCATGGATGTTGGAGGCAGTAACTCAACGTCTGCCAACATTAACGTTACGCTGACAGCGGGGAAGACGTACACAGCAGTCGCAACCAGAAGGCTGGCAGCGCCTCTGACCGGAACACTAAATTCTTCATATGCCGGGAAGATGGCCCTTATCCAACCAAACCTAGCGACCCTTTCCTCCAGCCAGCTTCCGAATGTGGCTGGTGCCGCAACGCTGACATGGACCTTTACTGTAGATCCTGCTTCCGTTGGACACACCTTCCGTCTCGGGCATGGAGGCGGACCCGGAAGTGGTGACGTGTGGTGGGATAACGTTCTCATTGTCGAAGGAGAGTATGCAGGAAACTACTTTGATGGGTCAACCCCTGCCTCGGGAGATTTCACATACTCATGGACCGGCACTGCCAACGCATCGACTTCACGAGAGAGCGCTGCTGGGCCGTCGATGGTGAACACCAGCGGGTCAGCGGCTAGGGCGCATTTCCTTTCCACTGATCGACCAGCAGGGCACTCAAAGTTCGTTAGGCTCGCCAACTACTCATCGAACCTAGCCATTGGATTCAATCCCACCGACTGTGTAATAGCCAGCAACATCCAGAGGACTGACCTACTGTGGGTTCGTTCGTCTCGTTCAATCAGCCTAAAGCTCCGCTACCGTACTCCTGATGGTGCTGGATCAGTTGACTGGGGTAGCGTCGCGCTCACTGCCAACGAATGGAAGCAGGTTCGCGCCTTCGGCAAGCCTAATATTGGAGCAAACGCTGCCTTGGGTCCGATCATTGAGGCAACTACCGGATTTCAGCCGGGAGATACCCTCGACATCGGCCCTCACATGACTGTTGAAGGTACCTATCTCGGTGAACACATCGACGGGACCAAACCGCTCAGCAAGTGGGACGGAACATCGGATCAGTCCACTTCGGTAGGGTACGCTCCACAGCTTTACGACTTTGCTGGCAAGCCTCTTGTTGACCTATCAACCTCGAACATAACAGTTGCTCTGGACAACAGCTTCACCAATGTCGAACCAAGGACGTTCTACACTGTGTACTCGGTCCTTGGTTATCCGGGGGCCACAACGTATGCTATTGTAAACTATGGAACAACTGGACTATCTGACACAATCCCAAACAGTACGATGATCTTGAGGACGCAGGGTTCGACTTCTTCCGTGTCCGTTATCAACCGTAGGACTGGGGGCGCTGGACCATTCTCTCCCAACCCTACCCTTGCCCACAACGTTGCCTGTTGGGGTATTCGAGGGGACGGAACTCAGTTCATCCAAAACAATGGGGGAACACTAGTGACGAGTACTCAGGTTATGGATATTATGCATCAATCGATCAACATCCTTGCAGATAGCGTTGCTCATAAGCACGTCAGGACAATCATGTTCCGTGGCTACCACGACGATGCTACGAGAGCGGCAATTTCTCGTTATCTTGGAAACAAGTACGGTGCGTCAGTAGCCTAAGTTGACAGTGTGTCTTTCCGTAGTGTAGGTTTTGTTCAACACCAAAACGAAACATCAAACACTACGGAAAGGCACAACTTGAAGAAGTTTTTCTCTGCCCTGCTGGTCCTCGCTGGTATCCTTGGAGTCTCACTGATCTCCACAACACCGGCCCACGCAAGCAGCACCGACAAGCAGGTAATCTGTAAGGCAACGGAGAGCGACACCAACCCTTACGTGAAGAACATCGTCGCCAACGAGTCCATCGTCAAGGGCGGACACGGAAGCTCAGGAATCAACGAAGGTGACATCATTCCGCCGTTCACCTACAATTTCGGTGGCAACGATTACGGCAACTACCCCGGACAGAACTGGACCGAAAAGAATCAGAAGTTCTGGGCCAACAACTGCGAACCGACTAACACGGTCCTTGTCCCGATCCTTTCCGAGCAGCCTGTCGGTACCTGCATGAACCCCACACCGCAACTGGCCTTCCCGACGCAGAGCGAACACATTGACGGAAGCTGGACACTTGAAGGCAACACATATACTGTGACCTTTACAAAGACGGCGGACGACGCGTACAACACCTACACCTTCGCTGAAGGCTTTACCAATCCCGTCACCATCGAAATCGTTCCTGCCGGTCCCGGAGACCCCTACTGGGACGACACCAAGGGAGCCTGCAACCTTCCCGACACTGGTGCTGGAGTCAAGTCTGAACACCTTGTCATTGGCGGTGGACTGATCTTTGCAGGACTCGTTCTCACCGCTCTTGTACGTCGAAAGAATTAGTTGACACAACTCTTTGGTCTAGTGTAGAGTTGTTTTCATAAAGTAAAAGACTACGGAAAGGTATATACAATGAAAAAGCTCACGACCATCCTTATCGGAACAATGCTCTTCGTTTCGTCCCTCTTCATCGGATCATCGGCCTTCGCATCACCGAGTTGTGCGGACATCCTTCGGGAAGGAACAGCAAACATTAACCCGAGTCTATTGTTCAGCTACGACAACGACGGAGACGGCAAGGTCTGCGAGACTTCGGCGGTACAGGACGGAATCAAGAATCCTGATCCAGTTGCCACTGAGCCACCTGTCCTCGGACCAGCACTACCAAAGGCTCCGGGGGCTTCGGGAACCAAGGGGCAGGGCGGTGACAATTCGGTCAAGGCCAACCCAAACGCACAAAACTCACACAAGCTCGCTGATACCGGAGCAGATGCCAGTCTCGTTGTATGGCTCTCCGTGGGATTGTTGTCTCTCATCGTAGGTGCAGCACTTCTGATCCGACTTCGGAGACAGACCAAAGCTTGACGGGAAGCCCCTCTTCGGAGGGGTTTCTTTTTTGCCTGAAAGTGTGTTAGAATCTCTTCAATGAACAACATCTGCCTTCAGGCCGTAACGGGTAGCCGTGCATATGGCCTCAATCACGCACTTTCAGACACCGACAAGATGAGCATCTTTATTGCTCCCACCATTGAGGTTGCCGGTCTCCATTGGAACTCCAGCAAGGAGTCATGGTCCGATGCAGGACCAATTGGGGATGACAACACAGCACATGAGATTGGAAAGTACCTTCGACTTGTGCTAAAGTCGAATCCAACGCTCATTGAACTGCTGTTCATGGACGACTATGAGATCCTTGACGAAACAGGCAAGGGAATCATAGAACTGCGGGATAAGATTCTTTACACTGACGGGGTTCGGAACGCCTACTACGGCTACGCCAAGGCTCAGGTGGAGCGGGTCAAGCGGGAATACCCCAACCACAAGCCAAAGATGGCTCGTCACGCCGTACGAATCACCATGCAGGGTCTGGAGCTACTGACTACCGGAACAACAAATGTTAAGGTCAAAAACCCTGAGTGGTATTTCGATCTGGAAAATCTCCCATTCGAGTACCTGTCATCCTTGATGGACCTGTACGTTGATACACTGAATAATGCCCAGTCGATTCTTCCGGGTAAGCCGGATGTAAGGGCCGTGGAAGATTTCCTCCGAGAGGTCAGACGAAATAACATAGACTAGAGAAAGAAGGACATGGAAAAGAACAAGCTGGAACGAATGAGGAATCTTCTTTCTGAGGACCGTAACTCTAATATGGAGGCCCAACTCCTGACTCGCGACCTTCTAAGTCTGCTCGTTAGTCTGGTAAATAGTGCTCAGTCTTCGCGGCTGTCAAAGTCCGTGGCAGTGGCATCCGCAGCCTTTACTGTCTCGCACGCAGCGCACGGATTCTGGAAGATCTACAAGAAGAGTACCAATCCGGATACCTTCACCATCAAGATCACCGAAGATGACCCTATCTTCGAAATCGTGGAGGATTGGTTCATGAAATCCCTCCCGGAAGAGAGCCAACTCAGTGTGTACGCTCATTCCAAGGTCATCAAGAAAAACGATGATGATAACCGTGTCGGGCGTCCGGACTTGAGCAATGAGAATGCAAAGGTCAATATTGGTTATTCATTTGATGGTGCAATTGCACAGAATCTTATGATTGCAGGGCATGTTGTCCAAGTCTGTACGGCCATTCCCGAGACATACAGGTCACGAAAAAAAGACATGGGAGGAAAACCCAATCCATGGGACTCCCGATCCATCAACATTATCTGTCAGACCATCGAGGCTCGAAACGCTGTCCTGAAGGAAATCGAAGAGCAATCCCAACACCTTGTAAAGTCCCAGCCCCGGATGTATGTGTCATCCCGTTATGGTGACTGGAATAAGCGTCAGGAGATTCAGTCTCGATCTCGGGATTCGGTCATTCTGAAGGAAGGACAGATGGACCGCATTCTCGGATACCTGAAGAATTTCCTCAGTCAAAAGGACGCATACCTGAAGGCTGACATCCCGTTCCGAACTGGTGTTCTGCTTTACGGGGAGCCGGGAAGTGGAAAATCGTCTACCGCTCTGGCGATTGCCAACGAACTGAAGATGAACGTATTCATCATCTCACTTACCTCCCTGATGAATGATGAATCCCTTAATGACTGTTTCTCTGCCATTCCTTCTAACTCCATCGTTATCCTTGAGGATATTGATATTGTCTCTGCTGTCAAGGACCGCGACAAGGAAGACGATCAGGGCGTTACCATGACGGGTATGTTGAACGTTCTGGATGGGTTCCAGTCTCCTCCGGGAGTAATCACCATCATGACCACCAACCGGCTTGATGTGCTGGACAAGGCAATCATCCGTCCGGGTCGTGTCGATATTCACGAAGAGCTTGGATGTCTTGACGACTATCAGCTTCGAGGCCTGTGTGAATACTTCATGGACCACATTCCCGATAACCTTCCATACATTACACCGGAGGACAGGATCACGTCCGCTGAAGTAATGGGAGTGATTCGACGCCACCTTCCGAACTTTGAAGAAGCTGGGGACGATGTTGTAAAATTCGTTGAGCAGAGACTCTTGACAAAGATCGAAGAACGCAGTATTCTGTCAAACTTTACATAACTAGTCTCTTGGTGTAAAATGATAGTAGTAAATTACTATCATCATCATCATCATCATCATCAAGGACTTACATGACCACCACCAATCACCCCACGCCAAACAACTTTTTGGTATACTACTCGTTTGCTTTTCCCAAGTCGGATCTTCGACCGGAGAATCAGCGCTGGGGTAACGGATCTATTCCGATCCAGACAGATAAGGTTCCGAAAACGGATGAAGAGTTTAAGGAAATTGCACGGGAGATAGGTAAGCTCGGAGGTTACGAGATTGTCGTCATTACCAAATTGATGCCAACAGATAGCTTTATTGACGATTCAGGAGAAATCCTAGAAGGACTCATCGTCAATGACTAATGCTAGCTGGATACAAGATGCGCCTTGCGCCCTGCCACAGACGGACGTTTCTGGGGAGTCACGACTGATCGACTTCTACAGCAACAAGCCAGAAGAAAAAGACAGGGCCAAGGCCATCTGTGGTGAATGCCCCTTTAGGAAGCAGTGCCTCCAAATGGCTCTTGACAACAAGGAACGCTGGGGAATCCATGGCGGTGCTGATGAGACAGAACTTCGGCGCGTGCAGGCCATCAATTCCCTTGGTGAGGCCCATGTCTCCAAGCTCGGCCCGATCCGATGCCCGTTGTGCGGACCCTATTCGACCAAAAATCTTGATGTCGTCGAACGCAAGCGAACAAGAACACACATCAAGTGCAACAACTGTGGTCTGAACTGGTGGGTCCGGAAATTCATTAACGCTAAGCGTAGTAATTGGTAAAGTCACCGGGACTGGTAAATCTTATGCTATAATGCTATTATGGAAAATTTGTGCTATGTCGTCTATGGACTCAAACTTGTAAACGAATCAGGATACCGATACGTCGGAATAACTACAGGTAAACCGAAAAATAGACTGAGTGGTCATATGCATATGGCCTTCTCAAGAGAGTCTAAGCTGGCTGTCCACTGCTGGATTCGGAAATACGGTCGTGAGTCAATCATAATGAAAATTTTGGAGGAGTGTCCCCGTGGAGATTGGGAATATCTTACGTATGCTGAGAGATATTGGATAAAATCTCTCAAGAAGTTCGGCCACAAGCTCTTGAATCACACAGAGGGCGGTGAGGGTGTACTAGGGTTGCCTGCATGGAACAAGGGAGTCCCTATGACAAAAGAGCAAAAGGAGCATATGAGGATACTTAATACCGGAAAGGTGTTGCCCGAAGATCAAAAAGAACTAATTCGTCTTGGTGTCCGTAGGCATTTCGAGACTAATGGACATAAACCTGTCTATGATTTCTGGATTGAGAAATACGGAAAAGAAGAAGCTGATCGACTGAGAGAGGAAAAGCGCAAGAAAGCCTCAGCTAAAATGTCCGGAGAAGGTAACCCTATGTTCGGGAGATCTGGACAGGACGCTCCTTGTTATGGTAGGGTAGGGGACAAGCACCCGATGTTTGGCAAGAACCATTCCGCCGAAGCCAAGAATAAGATATCTCAAACACAAAAGGGAAAGAAAGACTCTGAAGCTACCAAACTTCGTAAAAGTTTTGCCCAACACATCAGAGCGCACGAAACCAAGATAAAGGAAACATGTAGGTGGTGCCTTGGGGCCGACTTACAGAATGAAATAAAGAAAGTAGAGCTAAATTTAGATGGCGCAAAGCTGGAAACAAGCGGTTGATGCAGCAAATACCAAAATAGATGACTGGAATATTGCTTTTGCACCAGTATTGAATCAAGGAAGGGAGCCTCGACCTAGCCAAGAAATGCTAGGTCAGGCTATTATTGACGCCATAAATACAAAAACTAGTTTGATCGCGTCTGCGGCGACGGGAACCGGGAAAAGCTTCGCATCTCTAGTACCAATTATCGTAGCGATTCAGAAGGCCAAGAAGCAGAAGAAGGTATTTCGTGGAATCGTTTCCACGGAAACCCTGACTCTTCAGGACCAGCTTGTAGATAAGGATCTCCCATTTCTCTCTACACTATACAAAGATTTCACGTATAGGAAGTTGATGGGAAGAACCAATTATCTCTGCCTTGAGGTAGCCAAGGGTGCGGCTGTCGGTGATCTAATTATGAACTCCATGGTTGAAAAGCTCAAGATGCGTCAGGACAACCTAGGCGACGGAGAGCGTAAGGATGTTGAACGTGTACTCGGCAGGGAATTGACCAACGACCAATGGTCCAAGATTGCCTCAACCTCCCAGTTCTGCCCTGACAATCAGTGCTCCGGGGATGACTGCTACTCTACCCGCGCTCGCGGTTTGGCGCAGGGGGCGGACCTTGTAGTCGTCAACCACGCCATCCTCGCAACCGACCTTGAGATGAAGGGCGGGGACCCGCTGGCTGACGGGATGCTGGGGCAGTTCAACGTTCTAGTAGTGGATGAAGGCCACCAGCTTGAACCGGTTCTTGTCTCCCAGTGGACCAAGGAACTTTCCGAGCGTGACCTTGAGAAGATGGCCGGAAGTGTCGCTGAGGGTGTGGAGCTTGCAAAGTCCGTGGTCTCCAACCACCAGATCGGGAAAACGATCAACGATGCCATGGACGAGCTTCGTGATCTCTTGGCGAACGTGAAGCGGTATTTCATGCTACTCAATGAGAAGTCCGGGGAGGATTGGCAGGGTTCATCAACGGCTCTGTCGCTAAAGTACCCAATTGGAATGCCGTCAGGCGCTTTGGCGGATGCCATGGAAGAGTTTGAAACGGAAAATCCGGGAAGGCTTTTGCGTGCTGAGGAAGCCCTTACCAAGACCTCCGAGTATTTGACTCCAGTGATTGCCAAAGCGGCAGACGAGAAGATCAAGGGTATTCGTAAAATCCGTAAGGGTCTGACAGCTACCAAGGACCTTCTGGATATCGTCAGGATCATCTCTAAGGCCCTTGAAACCAAGGATGGTATCATTCAGGACTACGGCACCTATGGAGCGCTTGTAGACGGCTGGGAGACCTTCAAGGACAAGACTCCGATGATGACGATCCGTCTGGTACCCTTGGATGTTTCTACCAAGGCCAAGGCGTTGTGGGGGAAGGAAGGCGGACAGACCAACATTCTGCTTTCGGCTACGCTGACTGACCTCACGGACGGCTCCTTCAAGTACGCCCGAGAGTGTGTTGGGTTCCCGCACAGTCCTGAATTGAACGTGGACACCCCGTTCTCTCTCGCTACCCAGCAGCTAATCTACGTAACTCCTGCCAACCGTGAACAGGTAGAGGGTGCACGCTATTCCTTCAGTGAACTGCTGGATCTGATCAACGTGTCCCGTGGCCGTGCGCTCGTATTGTTCACGTCCCGGAGGGAACTTGACTGGGCCGCTGAGCAGATCACCAAGCTCAAGCACTTGGGACACTTCCCGTACCCGCTCTATGTGCAGGAGAAAGATTCAAACAAGGCTAAACTGATGGAACTATTTAAGAACGACGTTGATTCAGTTCTCCTTGGACTGAAATCTTTCTTCGTGGGGATCGACGTTCCGGGGGAGTCTTTGTCCTTGGTGGTTCTGGCTAAGTTCCCGCTTCCTCGATACAGTGCCGAATGCCGACAGCAGATCCAGCACTGGGGCACCCGTGGCTTCCCGCGCTGGTATGAGCGTGAGGCGTTGACCATCTTCCAGCAGGCCTCTGGCCGACTCATCCGGTCCTCCGGCTGCAAGGGCGTCGTGGCGCTCTTGGATGCGAGAGTAATGGATACCACAAATAGTGTGTATAAGACAGCTAAACTTGGAGTTAACGCCCTTGGTTCTCCTGTCACTCAGGATATACATGTTGTGAAGGAGTTTCTAAGTGCCTAATATTCAGTGTCGAGGTAAAGAAACCTCCTTATGGGCTGTATATGGGATGAGACTCTGGAACGAAGATGAGTACCGGTATGTTGGATACACTACCGTAGGTATCCTATCAAGAAGTAAAGAGCACATGAAGGATGCCAAGAAGTACTCAACCGCTGTATATAACTGGTACTGGAAATATGCAGGATCAGTACAGATTGTTATGGAAGTCATCGAAGAATGTCCGAATGATGATATTCAATACGTTAAATTTAGGGAACAGTTCTGGATTGCCACGTATCGAGATCAGTATCGTCTTGGCATAAGAAATAAACCTCTCTTGAATCACAGGGACGGGGGTGATGGGTTCAATGGAATCAAAGGTGAACTCCACCCTAACTATGGAAAACCAGCTTGGAATAGAGGAGTTCCGATGTCAGACGACCAAAAATCTCTGATAAGCTTGGCTAGAACAGGTAAACCTATTCACTCGGTGGATCAGAAGTTGAAATGGTCTGAAGAAAGGTCTGGACCCGGAAACCCTATGTACGGTAAGCGAGGGGAAGATCATCCTGCATTTGGATATAAGATGTCGGATGAAGGAAAAACATTTAGATCTGTGAGATTTTCTGGGGAAGGTAACCCAATGTATGGAAAGATTCCTTGGAATAAAGGACTTTCGGGGGACGAAACGATCTCTGGAGAGAGACACGGCATGTCCAAACTTTCAGAGTTGGATGTAAGATCCATAAGGTCGAGATACGATTCTGGTGAGAGTCCTTCAAGGATATGCACGGAATATGGAGTGACTGTTTCTACTATCTGCAAGATTGGTAAGAGGCAGACATGGAAAAACATTGAGTAAAGGAAAAATACATTGAAGCTATCAGATCTTACCGGACAGGTCAAGATCTCTTCCCACCATGCACGCACCTTTGTGGTGACTTGGTTTGATCCTGAGGACATCATTGCCGTTGTTGCCCGAAGGGACAAGAAGATTGGAACTTACGATACACTATCACAATCCATGACGGCAGCAGAGTTTGGGCAGATGGACGATGAAACGCTGGAGAACCTGATCTTTGACGACACGGGAGGGAAGTGGAACCTGTATGTGGGCGTTGCCCCCATCAAGGATCACGTGACTCTAAAGCAGCGCGGGAGTGAGGAAAATGTCTCCCACGTGACCGGAGTGTGGGCTGATCTTGATGTCAAGGATACCTCCTTCTCCAGTCGTGAGGACATTCTTCAGTTCCTCTTCGGGCTGGCACTACAGCCAACCATTGTCGTAGGGTCTGGTTCCGGAGGAATCCACGCCTACTGGAAGCTGAACAAGGGGGAACGCGGAAACAAGGAGCTTGTTGAACGCTGGTGGTCCTACCTTGATGAGGCAGCAGGAGACCGGAAGATCGACAAGCTGGTGGACCTGACCCGAATTCTTCGTATCCCCGGAACGGTGTACTTCCCCAAGGAAGGATCAGCCGGAAAGATCGGGTCGGTGGAGATTCTGTATTTGCTGGATCAGACCTACTCCATCGAAGAGATCAAGGTTCTGACTGAGGACGCTTTCAAACTCAAGCACGAGAAGCGCAAGAAGCTGATCAACGAGGATGCCAACCGTCGCATGGACATGGATGAGTTTGCGCGTACCATGCTGGCGGGTATGGGAGGGAACCAGTGGAAGATGTGGCGTGCCATCTCGGAGCTTGAAAACTACGTCAACGACCATATTTCATGGGCTGAAATTCTGGAACCCCACGGCTGGACTTGGAAGAGAACCCTTCGGGACGGGTCCAATGAGTGGGCGCGTCCCGGACGGAACGAGCGTTCGGCTGTGGTAGACTATGAAGACTCGCCTGTAATGAGCTTGCTCTCATCGGCGGAAGAAACCGGCCTGTCGGACTTGAAGGACGCACATATCGCGATCACCAAGTACCGAGCCATGCTTCGCCTTCAGTTTGATGATAACGAACAGGAGATGGTGAAGTACCTGATTCATCGGCTGGAACGCGACGGCATCCTTTAGAAAGGCACGATCATTTCAAAACTCTATGATAAATTGCTTTACGCCTATTGCTACCTTGAGATCACCTTCTGGTCCAAGATCGATGACTTCAACGATTTTCGCAAGAATGTGAACTGGATTCGACAGAACGGAGCCTACAAGGGTAAGGAGCGTGAATGAGCCGCAGCTAGTCACAAAAGGAAAAATATGGTATCATGGACTGTCACCAAAGACAAGAACTGTCACAATAAATTTTAGGATCTAATGAACGACAAGAAAAAAGCCCAAGCAGACACCGCCCCAAACGAAAAGAAGGTTTGGAGGCCCGAGTCAGCTTCACAGGTCTTCCCTCCCGAAAATCTCAACCTCCCCGAAGGAATCTATTTCATTGCGATTGAAGAGCTTCAGGGTGCTTGGATTGACGGAGAGTGGGAAGAAGCGGGATTTGATGACGACGGGAATGAAATTCCCCGATCCCGCAGATATGTACTAAAGCGCTTCACCAACACCGGATTTGCTGAGAATGCTTTCTCTTCGGGGTTCAATGGACCCCGACAGTACAAAACCAACTAAACGACGTAATTTGACAAGGCTAATATGAATAAAACTAAAAAAGGTACACTATGGGTGAAACTGAAATTCTTGGCGATCTCTCCAAGGAGCTACGCCTAGATCTTTGGTGGCATGACCTTCTGGGTCAGAAGCCAAGCTTTGACAATTTTGATCTGGACAAAGCAATTGACACACTTCCGCGTACGGAAGTAAAGGCTGCTGAAGCCATACATGCGAAGTTTAAGAATGTGCTCACCTACACGGAGTCACGGAACCAATGGTATCTGTGGGACGGTCGAATCCACACTCCCTGTGACGGCGACGGTGTTGCCATCAAGGTAGCCAAAGACTTCTATAGAACCATGACAACGGCATTGGAATTCATCAGAGAATATCTTGAGAAGGAAGCTGTTAAGATTGAGGCGTCCAATGCAGCCAACGCGGCGGACGAAGCCAAGAAAATGCGCCAGTTCTATGACAAGGGAGAGATCGCGAAACACAAGAGGTTTCGTGACGATATCTCCAAATCGGCAGGACTGAACGCACTAATCCGCACCCTAAAGACCGAGTGTGACGTTGCGTCCGACTACTACGACAACGACCAGCGCTGGCTTGTAATGCAGAACGGCGTTCTGGATCTGGACGAGGTTCGAAACGGAGGATGGGGATTCTATCCGCACAGCCCTGACCGTAACGTTACCAAGTTCTTTGACGCACCCTACCGTGCGGAAGCCCAGCGTTCCAATTTCGGGCACTGGGACACGTTCCTGAAGTACTCCATTCCCTCCGAAGCGGCCCGAGAATACCTCCAGAAAGTTGTCGGAGCAGCCTTCATGGGTGAATCCAAGCTGCGTACCATCCTGAACCTTCACGGCCCTCCCGGATCGGGAAAGTCGGTCTTCATCGGTACCTTCTTCAAGCTGGGCAAAGGCGGTGCAGGCTACTCCTGCATGCCCGACTCCAAGGTTATCATCAAGGTATCGGGGCAGAACTTCGAACAGGATACCCTCAAGGGAAGGAGATTCTATGGGATCTCTGAGCCTCCCATGGGGGATGCCGTTGACAACGAGTTCTTCAAGAAGCTGACCGGTGATGACTGGGTTGAAACCCGTACCCTGAATGTCAAGAGTGCTGGCTGGGTTCCGCAGGGTGTACCGTTCGTTGCATCCAACAAGCCCCTGAAGATCAACACCCGTGATAAAGCCATTGTGGAGCGTGTACAGATGATCGAATTCCCTGTGGAGTTCGAGTCCGGTCCTCATGTTCCGATTGAGCGACGACGAGTAAAAAATCTCGAACAATTGATTATGAAAGACCGCGAACGTGTACTAGAGTGGGTCATACAAGGGATGCTGAAGTACATCGCAGATGGACGACAGCTTACCCCTCCGGAGGAAGTCACCCGACTTCAGAGTGAGGTTGTCACAGAAGCCTCCACAGCCCTTAGGTGGATGCAGGAATTCATCGAGGAAGGTTTGCTGGAAGTCAATCCCGATAGCCCGCCCGAGTACTTCCTTCCCATCAAGGACGCTTATCAGCGCTACCAGACGTGGGTAGTAATGGCCGGTGAGAAGCACCCGCTGACCATGAGATTCTTCCAACAGGATATTGAGAATCATTATAATGGTAGGGTAAAGGAAGGTGGACTTCAAAGGTTCAAGGGTATCTGTGTGACTCCCGAGTTCCGGAGAATCCACGGCGGTAATGGAATCGGTGCACTGAGCAGCGGTTTCTAGTTTCTAGGGCGGTGCCCTGCTTGACAGGGCATCCCCCTAATTTCTATAGGCACTAAAGAAAGAGAGTACTGTAAATGTCTGAACTGTCCGGTGAAAAGATCGAAGGACTTTTGTGGGAAGCTGGTTGCGAGGTATCGCATGATGGCGGAAAGGAAGAGATCAGCCCCATTAAGGTTACCGTTGGTCAAACGGAAGTGATCATTTCAGAAGCATGGTTCGAAGACGGCGAGTGGTTTGCCGATACAGACACTCTTGTATTGGAGAAGATTCTGGACGGGGAGAAGGTCGATGAGGACCTTGAAGTATTCGAGACGGAGGAAGAACTGGTGGAACACATTTTGAGGCTTGGTGGAGGCTTGTGATAGGAGTGCGCGTCAGACTCAACAAGGCCTTCCCTTTGAAGCCTGAGTCAAATAGGATGGGTGTTGTAGTGGCAGAGAATGAGGACTGTCTAGGCGTCAGGATGGATGACTCGGATGTCCCGGTTCTGGTACGAAAAAGTTTTGTAAGTGTAGTATTGACGTAAGGCCCTAACCCCTGTAGTCTTTAGTACATCAAGGAATACCAACCAATCTTGAAAGGACAAAGACAATGACAACCACAAGCCCTCCTGAGCAAGGCGAAGACACACTTCTTCAAGTCAAGACTCCTGTTGGCTTCGTGAGCCTGAAGGAAGAGAAGGAAGCAGCGGAGCTTGAGAAGAAGCGCCCGACAGCGGCCATCTCTACTGCCACCTTCAAACGGGTTCAGCGAGTCCACGAACTCAAGGAGGCCATGGCCCCCCTGCTCGCTGAGATGGAGGACCACAAGATCCACGTGTTCAAGGAGATGGACAAGAAGGGCGTAGACGTTCTTACCCGACGTAACATGGAGGTCGTCTCCCGCGACGAGACCACATCCACCAGCACCGATGTCAAGGGTCTGGAGCACGACTTCCCGGAGATCGCTGGCCTCTACATCAAGAAGAAGAAGACCTACCGGGTCAACTGGAAGAACCCTGTCAAGTAGCCAAGGGGCGGTAGGAAACTATCGCCCCTTAGTTCTGGAAGAAAGAGAGTCAAAATGAAATCTGAGGAGACCGTCCTGCTCTTCGATGACCAACTGAGAAGTATCGCCTCAAGGCTCGATGCCCTGAATAAGGTATGGCACGACCAGCCTGCTGGGGTCTATCTGGAGTTCCCTGAAGAGTTCGCTGTGAGATCCGATGACGATGACTCCTGTCTTGGATTCTTCGTTGAGTCCGGTGACGGCTTCTGGGCGTTCAGGCCTGCCATTGTGGAGGAACAGGAGGACAACAAGCTATGAGTGATGCACCTGTACCTCCGGAGCCTCCCAAGCCTCCGCAGTACATGTCCTTCATCAGCATGCGCCGTCCGCAGTTCAAGACACACAAGCAGAACAACCACCTGAAGTCTGCACTGGGAACCTACATCAACAGCCGTCCGGGAGCAGTTGCGCCCGAAATGTGGGCCTATGAACTCAAGGGCGATAAGTACGAAGTCCTGTGGCACATTGAGGCCGGAACCAAGATCGAAGATCTTCCTTGGGCCAAGCGCATCTACCATCCTCGTCCCGTTCAGCACATCAACTGTCCTTGCGAAAGCTGCAAGAACAAAATGACTTGACATCAATAAATTGATGTTATATACTGATAACGTTGGTAGCCAGTGAGGATCTTCCTCCTAACCTCATTGGCATAGTGTCGGTTTGGTACCCGACACGGAGAGGGATCGCCCGTTCTGAGCCGTTGCTCCGGGCGGTCCCTTCTTTCTAGAATTCAGCAACAAACCCATCAAAGAAAAGGAATCATCATTTCAACCTCTAACAACTCTTCCTCTGCCAACGCCACAGTCTACAACACATCTGTCGCTCTCGTGGCAAACTCTTCCAACTGGCGAAAAGTTGCAAAGGAACTCATCGGAGATGAGCCTGTCACCTACGCCGAGAAGAGTAAGAAGGATACACTTCGTAAGTTCCCTGTCATTAACATCTTCTCGGAGGACAAAGAAGCTCTGAATAGAGTATTGACTAAAGCTGCGGAGGTAGAGTAATGTCGGGAAGCACAGGGCTATGGATGACAATTGCTGCTATAGCCTTCTTCGCAATGCTTTCGGTAGTCTCTATTACACAGATTGACAGGGACCGACAAAAGCAGCAGCATGAAATCGAGTGCGTAAAGTACGGAGGCAAGATGGAATTCGTCTTCGGCAGTGGAACCGTCTGTACCAACAAATAGAAAAGGATTAGAATTGGGATATGTAAAGGAAACGGCCAAAGGTCTTGGAGTCGGATGGATTCTGTTGATCGCTCTTTTGGTGATCGGCGGAGTTACGTCGGCAGTAATCTGGGGCATCGGAGTAGCGACATCCGGGGTCAAGGGTGCCGGTGATGCTGTGAAGATCAACAACAGCGCCGAGAACCGGATCGAAAAGCAAGAAAAGTTTGAGAAGCTTTTCGCCGGAGTAGAAGCCAACAAGGAAAAGGTCGCTCTCCATAAAGGTATCGTGGAGGCAAACCCGGACGACAAAACAGCAAAGCAGACACTGGCGGGCGTCCAAAGCGCGTGCATTAGCTCCGTCAACCAGTACAACGCGGAAGCACGCAAGGTAACGTCCATGGACTGGAAGGCAGCAGATCTGCCCGAATCCATGACATCACACGGATGCAACTAAGACAAAGGACAAAATGAAAAACTTCAGCATGACCAAGAAACTCTCAACGCTCGCTCTACTGGGTGCTCTGACTATTGGCGGAATTTCTGCCTGTAGCGGTCCTAGCGAGTATGAAAAACGCAAGCAGGAACAAAGCAAGTCACAGATCACCAACTCGCTTGAAAAGCAGAACCTTGAGAAGAAGCGGTCCAAGGAAGAAGATCCTTCGGCCATCAGGTATCTTTATCTTATGAACTTCGGTCAGATCGTTGGATACTATGTGACTCAGGGCAAGGTCTCATCCAACGGGTCACAGGTTGGTCCCGAGACTGAGGTTATCAAGGGCTGGAACGGGGATGGATATGTCCTCGATTCTTCCAAGGACGATGGAACCTTTGGGGAAGGCGATCCGGGAATCTTCTTCTTCACCACCGATGGCGTAATGGTCGAGACCAGTCTGGACTACATCCAATCTGATTCACCCATCTCCATTGACGTTCCGCGTCTTGGCGGATCGGCCCCGAAGAAGTAAAAGAAAGCCCCCTCGTTTGAGGGGGCTTTTCTGTTGATTAGCGCCTGCTGGTTCTGATGCTTCCGTTGATTCGGCTTCTTCCTTGACCTAGGCCAGACGGCAACCTCCTGTGTACTGCTGAAGTGGAAGAATATGAACCTGCCCTCAAACCGGGAGGGGGCGAGATCATTCCCGCGATAACCGCCCAGTTAAACGCGTCATATCGGTCTGGGCTGTATTTTGACATCTCAGGATCAAAGAAAACACACTGATCAAAAAGTTCAGCCATTACCCCGTTGAATTTAACTCGCCCCTGCTGCATAACAACAACAACTGGTTCGGCACGAGTCCTCTTACCTTTAGTGGCTACGACAGGGAAAGTCTTTATCGTAGGATCTAGAGCCGTGATTGCCATAGCGACCAAATTTCCGCCCTGATTTTTTTCGAACACGACGTACTTGGTGTTCCATTCCTTGCATGCCTGCACTACGACTTTGGCCCAGATGTCAGGACTTGCCTTCAACGAGTAGTCTTCAAGAATGTGAGCAGTTCTTTGCGTTAGGTCCCTTTCTTGGGTAACTCCCATTGCGATGATTCCGCACTCGTCATTTGGATTTTCGGCTACAGAAGGGTCAACGGTGATAAAGCGAAGAGGATACCTTGGAACCCTTCCCGAATTGTCCGTCGCATTATCGATCATCTCCTGAGTGAATACCAGACCTTCGGCATCTCCCAACATCTCACCGTAAAGCTCCTGCTTGGCAAGGTCACTGTTTCCGTACTGTCCCACAATGGATTGCAAATAGTTCTGGGACAGGGTAGCGTTGTCAAAGGTCGATCCTCGAATGATCTGGATACGCTTCTCGGGATCTTTGGAGTCCTCCACAAGCTGCTTCATCAGCGGAGTTCGCTTAGGTGTAGTGGTACCAAAGATTTGAGGGTTATCTCCCAGACGGGTTGCAGCCAGAAGGTTTGACCACGCTGTGGCACCGGAACTGTCCTGAATGGCCTTGAGCGCTGCAAGCTCGTCAGCCCATGCAAAATGCGCTTGCGGACCACGAAGCTGGTCAGGCGACTCACTGGAGGTACAGAGGGCGTAGGAGCCGTTATGGAACTCCAGACGGCGCTTGGAGGGGATGTATTCGGGACGTGTCTCGGGAGGGTAGGCTTCAAGAATGGCCGAAACCATAACGTCTCGAACATCGGAAGATGTCCTTCCCAGTAGGAGGATCTTACATCCGGGATTCTCTTCTACCTTCTTTTTGACCCATTCGGCACCGGCTCGGGACTTACCCCAACCACGTCCCGCGAGTGCAAGGAAGATATGCCAGTCACCTTCAGGAGGGGACTGCTCGGGTCTTCCCCAGAATCCCCAATCATAATTCAGGTTCTCCATGTCCTGTTCGGAGTAACCTTCAAAGATCTCTGCCTGTTGCTCAAGCGGAAGTGCTGCTACCTGCTCAGCGAGGGATTTTGCCATTCGTAGGCCTCTCGGGTAGGGTACTCTGGGTAGCCGCCCAAGGATAAACTGTCAAAATAACGGACGCCTCTCCGAGATCACGCTGTTGTGCAGAGATTTGGTCGCGCAGATCAACAGGAAGATGCTCGGGGATTGACTCAGTTACCGAGTAATGGTACTCTGAATCAGGAAAATATCCGGAGGAAACACGTTCAGCAATCTCAGCAGCGCGTGAAGAGTCAGTCAAAACAAGTACGGCACCGGCAAAGTCATTAGTATTGGTCATACTCAATTATACCATTGGCATCAAAGACTATGGGTAAACCACTAAAGGCGAACTTGACGTGGAAAACCACACAGATGTAAGCTCTAAACAAAAGGAAAAACTACATAGAAGGAGAACTTTGACCCTCATTACGCAGAGCGAAGCACTTAAGGCTCTGAACGAAGCAGCAACGGATGAACAGAAATTCTCCATCGTCGGGAATCCGGATGATCTCGGGCCGGTTACCGTGTACTTCGTGCGCGTCTGGGAAGATGAAGACGTGGACTTTCGGGATGTCATGTTTCACAGGAAAAATGGAAAGGTAAAGGTTTATGCAGGAAACAATTGAGACAGGTCTGCCCAAGCTTCCGGAAGGGCATTTCTGGAAGATTGACTGGGAATACGGTACTCAACTAGCTCTGGGAATCTATAAGGAGTATGAAGTCGAGAGGACTGTACCTCACTGGGTCTTCTGGACAAAGAAGGTAACTAAGAAGAGAACTGTTTGTGTCGGCGCTGAGACAATCCGCCCTATCAACGAGTTTCAGCGCTACCTCAACGAGGAGGAACTGAAAGCAGATATACTCTACAAGGCACGCACACTGGCCTCTAAACTGAAGGAAAAACGTGCCAGCGATGAAGCAATGAACAGGTTCGTCGGGGACTATCCGCCTAAGGTTCTGCCCTCCTAACTTCTTTAGTCTATCATGCATCATGGTATAATGGAATCTCCCTATGATTGGAGAATCAGAAGTATGGACAATCTTTTCGGAGCTATCCTTGTCCTTGTTCTAGGTATCCTTCTTCTCACCGTCTGGCCGGTCCACATCCTCCTAGTTATCCTTGGTTGGGTTTTCACCATTGGGGCTGGTCTGTGGATTGTCTACTGGCTGTTCTCGAAGTATGCCTCCCGCTAGATAGATCCACTTGGACCTCGCCTCGAATTTCTCGGGGCGGGGTCCTCTCTCATCTTGACGAGAAAACAACTATAGGCTAAAGTAAAAGACATGAACAGAAAAGAAATCCTAGACCTTGCCCGATCCGAAATGGACAAGCACGGACTCGTCCGCTGGTCCGTAAAGTTCATTCAGTCCAAATCCGTGGCTGGCCTCTGCTGGACCGGCTACTGGAACCAGAACCCACGACTCAGCTTTGGAAGGATCGAACTCTCCAGCGACTTTTTTGATATTTTCAGCGATTATGATATAATTGACACCATTCGTCACGAAATCGCCCATGCCTTGACAAAGGATGAGTATATTGTCATTCAGTCGGGAGCAAGGAAAGGTCACCGTCGTCGTGTCATTCACGGAAAATCATGGAAAGCCACGGCCAAAAGAATCGGTTGCTCAGGACGGCGATGCGTCCGTAAAGAGGCGGAACAGCCCAAGGGACGCTACAAAGGCATATGCCCCGGAGGGCATGAGATTTTCCGGCAACGCCTGACATGGACGGCCAAACACAATACCTCCTGCTCGGAATGCCACCCGAAGTTCAATAGGGATTTCATGTTCGACTGGTATGACGAGGGAAGTCTTGTACATTCTCAGACTCTCGTGAAAATTCTACAGGAAGTAAAATAATGTCCAACGAACTCATCGATAGCGAAGCCAGAGCAAAAGACAGGCAAGCTACCAGAGCGGCCCTTGTCTACCTCTTCATTGTCTCCATCGTGCTTATCTGCGGGGCAGTGATCATTTGGTCCACCAGTTTCCTCATGGGTGTTCTGATGTTCGGAGTAGCAGGTTTCAGCATCTTTTTGATCCTCATCGGACTCTTTGGCCGAACCTCCGACTCCAAAGACTGACCCGACCGAGAACTGAGTTACACAAAGATCAAGAACTGCTCAAGACTTCATCAATTTTTATCTTGACAATCAAGTATTGCCACTGTAAATTTTATGAGTACACAGTCAACAACTACTTGAAAGGTACTCAGATCTTGGTCTCACTACTTGTTTCCTTCTTCAAGCGGATTTTCGGAAGGACCTCAGAACCCGCACCCACGCCTGCACCAGCGCAGCACACCGGCTTCAACATTGAACATGAGTGGCCGTTCCCCTCCCCCAAGCCGACCAACACTGACGCCCTGCTTCTTGAGCTTATCCGTGGGGTTGTGGTGGAAGGGGAGCATGCC